GTCCAGAGCTGCGACTAGATCCGCAGGATCTAGGAGCTGGGATTCTTCAGACCAGTTTATAGATATATCTATTTTCTGGACTTGCATCTTACAGAACACTTGTATCTGTTGATGCTGGAGATTACGCAGAGTGCGTGTTAACATGCGCTGTGCGTCAATAGCGAATTTAGACTTTGAGTCAATGTTATCTTTAGATAACAGCCTGACAGGAATCGGACTTTGATTTAGTAAATCAAAAGTCTCCTTAACAAGCTCCACTATCTGTGAAGGTGTTAAGTCTCTCTTGTCACCTATGAGAAATCTCTCATATGGCTCAAGGTACCCAATGCAGGTCTTGATAGGCGTATACGCCTTCTGACCCATGAGACGCCAATCTTTATCGGCATGCCGATATGGATTGTCAATGGTATAGCGAGACAGAGAGTCTATAGACTTCTGGTCTCCAGGTCCGACTTTTGAAACCATAGTTTCTCTAGCGGATATCATACCTCTCATTTTCTTGTATATATACACGAAAATGAAGTTGTCCTCAAGCATTACCTGATGGAAGGGGCGATCATCGATCTGTCCCCAACCTCCATACCTAAATGGTATGTGCAACTTACGTTTACCTATTCGATGAACGTTTACTAAATTCGCAAACTTCTTATTCGATATAGGACCGCACATTGAGTGTATACACTCAATAGCAGCGGGCTGGTAGGCTTTGTCCCTAGAAGCCCTTATAAGGATCTTCGGGGATTCAGATGAAACGATCTTCCCGTTAACGGCAAGTCGTTTACAGAACTCAGCGACCTTAATTGGGTCGTCTGCTTGGCAGATATGGGATTTCGATCTGTTGATCATAACCCCTAATGAGTTCATCCAGTTTTCATAACACTCGAATGGCCCTTTTGAGGCTATTACAGTGTCGTCTCCGCACACGAGATAGTCGTAAGACTTGTCGTGGCACTTCCAATATGCTGCACGAATCATTATATGATTAGTCAGCGCGAGCATGGGCCATGAGGTGTAAACACCCATTGGCTGTCCTGCTCCGTATCTGAAGTATGACGTAGGATCACAAGGATCCAGGAACGGAGTTCCTGTCATAATCTGATACCAAGAATTAGCAATTTTAATTGCTTCATTCTGATCGGATAGCTTTAATACTCTATAGAGTATATAAGCTTGGAGATTAACTGGAAGCCTATCTGTAGCTGATGACAAATCAGCAGAACAGATGAATGCACCAGACTGTTTGGTCAACTCTAGAATATGGTTAATACCCTTTTGTTGATCAGTGGCATCTTGTCGTATACGACCAAGAAGCTTAAACAACTGCTCATGCAGTGGTGCAAGAGCGTGGTTAACAGTGTAAGTTGCTATTGATATAGGTCTGGTTTTACCAGCCTTATCAGCAAGAAGTACTGTTCGACCAGGGGCGGCAGACATGTCTGCCGGTACTTCCCCCACAGGAATCTGAGGAACAAACGTCAGAGATAAATCTCTATGTTTGTAACCAAATTTTGATGTCTTATAAGACTTCAAAAGAGCCTCAGATAGGTCATTTGTTATTTCCAATAAATCTTTAGATTTATCAATAACAAATACCTGACGTTCAGGTATACCTGTAAGGTCAGGACCCACTTCTTCATCGTTAACGATGAAGCAGTCAGGATGCCAGGACTTGAGTGCATGCATATCAAGTCCTTCGCCAAAGATCGATATCACTGATTCCTCAGTGTTACCGACTTTGACTTTGTGAGGACCTCGCTTAACTAGAAGACTATAGTCTTCAAGCTTAAGATCGGGTACAAATAGAGAAAGGGTTCTATAGAATCCTACTCTATCCTTGCGCGGAACCTTTTCGATCATATCAAAGTATGATCGCAATGTGGATCCCAGTTCGTATACGTACTGAGCGGCACAAGGTTCGTTATAGCGCGAGCTAATTCCCAAACAACCTCTTAATAATCCTATTAAGACGTTGCGGTCTAAGGGTCGTGTAATGTTCTCTTTTACAGAGTCATTCCACATTTTCTGCATGTCCTCTTTAGAGGGACCGCAGACCTGATACGAGCGCAACACTGTTGTTACAATGTTGAGCCAGTTTTCGGCCAACTTTAAGTTGTCCTCCTGCACATACCTTGTATACAAGCGCTGTGCATACTGAAGCTTCGCTTTGAAGCCGTGATGATAATGTCTAGAGACAATATCTTCGCGACGACATCCTGAAGTAATCCAAACCAGCCAAGTATGGTGTAACTGTTTACAGTTATCAATACCGTATAGGCCGTTTTGCTCAATCATCTTTAGCTGATAGCCAAAGAGGCTCTTAATGACACGACGCTGTTCAGCGTCTTTTGCCAGTCCCAAAAGGTACTGGAGGTCATTATATTCCAATTTGGTTCCAAGAACTTTGGTTGCCATAAGCTTCCTCCTTTGGAATAAGATAATGGAGGCCAAGGAGGCC